GAATTAGAAGAAATTGATGGCTTGCCTGTTAAGAAAGCAGATGAAAAGAAATCTAGTGAAGAAAAATCTCAGTCTGATTTTATAGTGCCAAATAAGCCAATGTATCGTATATTTGAAATAGACGACATAAAAGAACTTAAAGGATTTAGTGGAGAATATTATGTCCAAGAAAAATATGACGGACTTCGTATTCAAATGCAAAAAATAGACAAGAAGGTTAAAGTGTTCTCTTTTGATGGTAAAGACATTACTTCTAAGTGTAAAAAACAAGTAGAAGAATTAGAAAAGAAACATTTTGGTGACTGTATATTAGATGGTTCTTTGTTACTATTCAAAGGAGATGAAGCACTTAATAGAGCAGAAACCATTTCCCATGTTTTTAATGATAAAAACTCAGACGGTAGATTAAGAATGCACATGTTTGATTTATTAAGGCACAATGAAAAGTCATTATTAGAAGATACCTTGACTCAAAGAATGCAACTGATGTTTAATAATTACTCCATTCATTCCAGTGAAGATTTAACTTTCCCTTCTAAGAAAGATACTCGTTTAGCAGATTCTATTAAAGATATAGAGGAATACTCTAAGACAATTATGGAAATGCCAACAGCCGAGGGAGTGGTTATTAAAGACTCAACATCTACTTATTATGTTGGGACTAAGAAAAATCCTAAATGGATTAAGTGGAAGAGTTTTGTTGATTTAGATTTGATTGTTCTAGATAAGAAATCATCCGGTGGTAACTACGCTTATTCTTTGGGTGCAGGGCCAACAGAAGGAGAAGGAAAGCACTATCAAGAAATCGAAGGTAAAACCTATATGCTTGTCGGTAAGGCTCTTAACACTAAAATCAGTGCTGACTTAGGAAGCATAGTGAGAGTCAAAATAGACCATGTTAAGAAGAAGGGCGACATATACAGCGTTCACTCCGCTAAGGTAATAGAATTACCCGAAGCAAGACACCCCGACAAATTGATTACTCTTGAGATGCTATCCAATGACGGAGAAAAATCATTAAATTATAATGTTGAAGCCCTTAAGAAAGGTATTACAATAACCGACCATATTCACGGAGAAGCCTCTATTCTAATTAAGGGAGACATGGATGGATTTACTATCTATGGTTTCGAGGAAGATAATTTGATGGCTAAAAATGCTTTAGTAGATTTAGACTTATGGAAGCATCAAGCGGAAGAAATTATGAAAACTAAACAATCTCGTTTAACAGTGGCAGGTTTTCAGTTTATGAAAACGAAAGGCCCGCAAACTATCAAAGCACTACATAATTATTTAGTTAAGAATCATAAAGACATTTATGAAGATATTCTAGAAAGTAAATTAGATAAACTTAAAGACTGGATGAAACAAAGAGATGGTATTTCATATGATGAGAAGACCAATAAACTCTATTCGGAAGATGATAAAATATTACAAGAAGAAAATATTCTTAAGGAATATAAAACTCCAAAGGAATATAGGGATGGTAAGTTTAAATTATACCTTAGAGATGATGATAATTTAAACTTAGTTATTAAACTTAAAGACGAAACATTAAATTGGCTTATTGATTTAGAAGATGATGGTGATATATTTGAGTTGTTTGGTAAAGCAGGTAAATTCCCTGCTATGATTGCTAATAACATTTCTAAAAGAAAACTTTTAGATGAAGGTAGTATAAGACTAGGAATACAAAAGCATGGTTATCATGAATATTTCTTAGAAGGAAATAAGTTTGAAACTAAATTCAACATTAGAAGACTTAAGGTAGATAATAAGGAAATGTGGCTAGCATGGTCTGGATATAAGCAAACTCCTGCTGATGACGAATCAGATGCAGGAGTGTGGAATATTTATGAGGATAGGTATAAAGAATTGACCCTCCCTACCAAATAGAGCCGTGTCTATTATATACTCAAAGAGAATAGGAAGGTTTGAGCAACATGAGTATAAGCGTCATGGCTACAAGGAATGATGAGTTCAACATTCTCAAAAGCAACGACGATTTAATGATTGGTGGATATGCGAGCATTGAAATTGTAGATAAACAAAACGATTTGATTACATTAAAAGCATTACAAGAATCAGTTAAAAAATTCATGGGAGACTCAAAGTTTAGAAATGTAATGACTAATCATTCAAATGTTCAAGTTGGAGAAGTCGTAGATTCATATAGAGATAAAACTGGTAAATTATGGAAATCAGAAGTAGATGATGTGGGATTCTTTGTAGTAATTAAACTAAGAGATGACATTGAAAAAGCAAAGGAAGTAGGAAGAAACATTCGCAAAGGGTCATTAAGGTCATTTAGTATTGGTGGACAAGCATTACAAAAAGTAAAGAAAAGCCACAATGAATTAGGGGAATATAACGAAATAAGCAAGTTAGAACTCCATGAAGTAACAATATGTGAAAAAGGAATTAACCCCGAAGCGAAATTCGATATTTTAAAACAAGATATAGGAAGTGAAAAAATGAGTGAAAAACTAGAAAAAGCACTGAGCGAATTGGACACCCTTTTGGAAGAAGTTAATATGCTTCGCAAAGAGGAAGAAGAGGATGAAAAAACAAACCCACACATGCCTGAAGAAAAAGGTAATTATGAAATGGCTGATGAAGAAGAAGACATGGAAATGGCTGATGAAGAAGAAGAATCAATGGAAGAAAATGCAGAATACTCTTCTTATGAAGAAGCAGATAAAGCATACCTTCGCACTCTCGATGGCGCAGGAAACCAAATTGGCGAACCTGCTGACCGAATCGTAATTAACAACGGTAAGCCGACTTCTTCGGACATGCCTGTTGTTAAGGCATTCTCAAACAATGAGTTTGATTCTCTTGATTTGAGCAATTCAAACATTGAAAAGGCTTATGCTGCTTTCCGTGAAGAACAACTCGAAGCACTTGCTTACGATAACCTCCGAAAGTCTTTTGAAACACGATTTAACTCCGAAAGAGCAAACCGTGAGAATATTCTAGCAAAGTCTCAATATGACGCAGCAAGTGAAATTTCTTCTCTAAAGGAAGAATTTACTCAATTGCGAAAGTCTTTGACTGCTGAAAAGGATTCAATCATTAAGGCTCAAAAAGAAGCAACAGTTACCCTCCCATCATTAGATGACCTTGCAGAAATGGATTGGTCGGATATTCATAAGATGGTGAACAACATTTGAAGGTGATTTAAGATGACAGGATATATTAACACAATTAGAGACTTAGAAGCGCAAACATACGGAATTAACAACTTACCTGCCGGTAATGCTTTATTGAAGCAAGCCGGTATGGTCGGCGGTATTCACACAGGACACGATGGTTCTCCATCATTGTCTGGTAGTGGAGTTTCCGATGTTTCAGCATTATACAACATCGTTTACGGACAAAAGGTTTGGTCTATGCTAAACCGAGAAGTCAATGCACTTTCAATGATTGCAAAGCGACCTTATTCTTCAAGTGGTTGGAGAGTATTAAAGAGCCGACCTGCCGGTGGTAGTGGAAATCTATTTACCGTTGATGCAAGCGGAACAGAAAACCTTGCTGAATTAGGTTCGGATTCACCAAGAGCAGACATGATTGGTGGTGTTCCTGAGAATGCCGCACTTTCAACTGCTCAAGATGGATTAGGCCCAATTGCTCCAACTTATGCTCAATTAAACATGAGTCCAAAAGTTGTTGCACATCAATTCGATTTCAGTGAATTGGCTATGGAAATGGCTCAAATTGACGATGGAATCGGAGATATTCGAGCGCAAATGCGTGAAGATATGGGTAAGCACCACGCTGAAGTTCAAAACAAGATGCTAGTTATGCCATTAGAACATTACGGTGAAGTTGCCGCTATGCCTAACATTGGTAACAATTATTCATCATTGTTGAAGGTTATTACATCAAGAGCAGAATTACTCCTAATTGATGGTGGAGTCCTCGCAACTGATACTACTAGTGCTTCTAACAATTTAGGAAAAATTTACGGTAGTGAGCGATTTACTGCCGCTTCTTTCCTTGATGCAGAAGTTGATTTCGGAACTGATTATACTGCTGGAAATGTTCGTCAATTGACTTTAACTCTCCTAAATAACATGATTCGTAACTTGCGACTTGCAGGTGGCTCTCCAAAGGTTATCCTTACTGGATATGACACTATTCAAGCATTGGCTGACCTATTGCAAAGCCAAGAGCGATTTATGGATAGAAAGGAAATTGTCCCGACAGTTAATGGTGTTCGTGGAACAAAAGGACAAGAAATCGGATTCCGTGTGGCAACATACTACGATATTCCTTTGATTCCTGTTAAGGATATGACCGCTACTGGTGCGGCTTCATCCAAACTAAGTGATATGCTTTTCCTTGATACAGACCACCTTTGGTTGTCCGTTATGAAACCAACTCAATACTTTGAGGATGGTATCGCAAACGGAAATCCATTTGGTGTTGGAACATTGGGCAATCGTGCGCTTTACCGAACAATTGGTGAAGTCGGCTGTTCATTCTTCAAAGGACAAGGAAAGATAACAAACATACAATGAGGTGATTAAGAATGGCATTTGCAACAGTAATACATTTAGAAATGAATTTAGAAGGAAACAGAAAATTAGTGTGTGGACAAACCACAACAGACAGCACAGACGGAGATATTGAAACCGGCCTTACTCGAACAGAAAGCCTTATGTTTACACATAAGGGGACTGCCGAAGAAGCCGCCGCCGCAGTAATTAACGCCGATTTACCGCTTGAAAGTGGAGATGTAACAATTCACTGTGTAAGCGGAGATGTAGTTTATTTCCTAGCAATCGGACAGTGAGGTGTTTTAATTGGCACAAGCACACACAACAGTTTTATTGGCAGACCATAAGGGAATTACACGACCTAAAGTTTGCGGTGACGAATATGTTGTTGATGCAGTAGTAGATGTTACTTCTGTATTGGCCGCAGGTTCAGTTATTCCTGCTTCTGACTTTGGGCTATCTACAATCCATTGTGCAACAATTACAGGCTATGATTTAGCGCACACAGCAAGACCTTCTATTGAAATATCGGCAACAGGAGCATATGAATCTAATACTTCATTAGCCCTTGTTTTTACCGCTATGGATGGAACAAACGCTACATTGGCTAATGATGCAAACGGTAATTCAGTTAGATTGCGAGTTTGGGGCAACCTTTGAGGCGATAACATGGTAACAGTTCGATTAAGTGATAATTCATCAATTCGTCGGCTTTATATCAACCCAAAACAAGAAATTACGAGGGAAGAAGGGGTAGCCGTTCCGGTAAAATGGGCGGCTATCCGTCTTTCTGACCCTAATTACTTTTTTGTTTTTGGTGAAGAAGATAAAGACGAGTTGTTAGGATTGAACGAAAGATTTTTACAAGTCTTTTCTACGGAAATGGGTAAAGAAATCTCATCAGGTAAGAAGTTACTTGAAGAATTACTTCCTGTTCCTAAGAAGAAAATTCTACCAAAACCCTCCCTTAAGAAGACAAAGGCCCAAACAAAGCCTAAGACTTCATTAAAGAAGTAATTGAACCGACACATTAAATAGGAGGGGCTTGTCTCCACCAATTAGAGAAGTGATATTATGGTAGCGGGTTGTAGAAGTAGTGGCGTATTAACAGGTAATGCTTTAGTAGTTACCGGACAAGTGAAATTGATTAGCATTCATGCGACAGAAGTAAATAATGCTGCGGCAGTAATTAAAGTATATGACAATACAGCCGCTAGTGGTAAAGAAATCGCAAGGATGACTTTAGCCGCTAACCAAACAATTGAATTTGACATGCATGGTGTATTATGCACTAATGGTTTATACTTTGAAGAAGTCAGTGGTGCAGTAGCCGTGTCTATTGAGTTTGCTTGAGGTGATTTAATGGCGGCATTAAATAACGATACTCGATTAGTTATGACAATTTTATTTGTCGGAACAGTCAGTGGGGCAAATGTTTATTTCTATTCAGCATACGGTCTTAATTTTCCTTATGGCCCATTAGCACACTCGGTCTTATTTGGGCTGATTACAGTTGGTGGCATTATGGTTATGAAAGCACTATTCGACTTATCTCTTAATGATAGAATTGAGATTAGGTTGCTAGATAGGCAAATTGAAGCACACTTTCAAAGGGTTGCTAGAGAACAACAAATTAAACAGAAACTTCGTGAAAGTATGAAACAATACGGAGTTAATAAGCGGGATTCATGGAACAATGTTTATCCTGAAACACAAATCGCTTCGTTTGAAGAAAGTCAAGTGCCTAATGAGTTTTTGGCTACTCTTCAACCATGAGGTGAATTAGTTGGTTCTTGGTGACTTAATGGGATTCTCCGACTCCGACTACGCATATAATCAACAAAGAGCGCATTC